TCCATTAACATATATAACGGCTTGTTGTAAAGTAGTGTTAACTATTAAACTACGTTCATCTGGTGACGTTATAGCGGTTATTTCTGCTTGCGTTAAGCCTTGTATGATGTCTTGTATCTCCATTATATTACTAATCTAAATAAACCGTCTGCAATATTGCCGTTTCTTGATACTTCTACCGTATTTACTCCCGTTCTTTCTTCTCTCCATCCAACAGTCCTACCATCTGAAAGCCTAAATACTTCGGGCTTTATATCTAAAGTATTTAAGTTGTGGGTTACCGTAAAAGTAGTACGACCACCAGCGAAAACTCTAGTAACTGAACTTTCTGCACTGTCTAAATCAACATTAATGGATTTGTATAATCAATGCTTATTCCGATACCAGCTATCACATTGTCAAGCTTTCCTTGTAGTATAGTTTGCAGTTCTTGATTTGCATATTCCCAAACTCCTGACTGGTACATATAAACTCCCTTAAGCTTTCTGTTAACCAGCCAAACCCCTTGAGAGTTGTAGATAATTGCAAGCTCTCCCTCGTTAGCTGTTGGCGCTACGTTAGTTATTAAATCGGTGTAGTTTACCGCCGTAAACTTAAAAGCAATTACGCCAGTAGCGCCACCACCCGAACTAAAAGCCAGATTTTCCTGTGCAAAGGTTCTGAATGAGGCTACTGTAAAAGCAACGTCATCACCATCAACAACATTAGCAAGAGGAGCTTCAAAAGCTGCTGCTGCACTTCCAGAATTTGTGCCGTTAGTATCGTATAGATAAATGACATCTTTTTCAATCAACCTCTCTACAACATAGTAGATGTCTCTTTTGGGATATTCCTTATGAACAACCGCAGCAGTAGTGTCTGTAATTACTACAGCGCTGCCTATGATTTCTATTTTATAATTTGCCATATCAATTATGTTGTATAATAACTCTTATCAAGTAAATCTTTTTCTGAAAGCGTACAGCTAACTTTCGCAAGCCTGCTACCTTCTATATATTCAAATTCAGCAGACTCACTCACTATCATTGGTTTATCAAATATAAGATAATCATGATTAGATTTGTTGTGGTCTGATAATAAAATCTCGTTTTCATTAAGAAGGTGAAAGTCCACTAGTCTTCTAGTCACGCAAATACTCACGGGGTCAGTTCTTAAACCTAATTTATTCAGGTTCTCTCTGGTAACTTTCTCAACCTTTCTCTTTTTACCAATCAAATTATTGATTTGAGTGTCTGGTTGTCTATCTCCAAAATATCCATTGAATCGAATTGAATCAGCAAAATTACTGTCAGTAAAATCAACCTCATCTTTTTGATAGTATGAGTTAAATTTTGAGTGTACTTTCACAGTGCCTCTTGCATTATATACAGAGTATTCTTTCAAGTCGAAAACCCCGACTGTATAACCTCCCTCAATTCCAGCAATATTGAAAACAGCTTTTATTGTGTAACATCCTGCACCTTCATTCTGAAGTATCTCTTTCCAGCTATAAATGAAAGCAACAACATTCGTCTCAAATGGAAAGATTGGAGTAGTACCGTAGTTGGTAATTTGTGTACCAGTAGAATCATACATTTCAAAAGAGGCAGTATCTGAAGGGTCTGCTTTTTTCAAGTAAACTCCTCTCACATCATTCTTGTAGCTATCATTTGAGGTAGAGCTTGCAAGGACTAACTGCTTGCAAATGCAGCAACCTTTTTCGCCTCTGTTCTCCTCCTCAAATCCTGCTGGGAAAGTAATGATTTTGACTGTCTCTTTAGTTCTGTAATCCATTCAAGCAAGTTTTTAGCCTAAAAAAGCCGACTCTCGAAAGAGTCAGCTCGTTTATAGATTGTAGTTGATTACTTCTTTTTAGTAGACTTCTTAGCTGTTTTCTTTTCAGCTTTCGGCTCAGCTTTTGGTTCAGCTTTCGGTGCAGTCCTTACAGACTTACCATTTGCTTGCTTCCATGCGTTACGAACTTGATTCTCGTCACGTCCAGCGCCAGTCATTACTTTTACGGCATGGCTCTCAGTTACGCTTTTGAGCCATGACACCTTATAAGAGTAGTCACCTAGATTGATATAGTTTTTACTACCAGCCATTTACTATGCAGTAAAAGAAGATGAAGCAACCTCGTAACCAGCAGCAACAACATCAACAGTGTAAACACCAGCAGCAATCAATGGAGTACCAACTTCAAAAGTAAGTAAATAAGTTCCATCTGGATTCTCAACCAGTACAGTGGTAGTGTGAGCTATCACAACACCTCCTGAATCCTTCACAGTAAATGCTGCATCTAACAATCCAACCACTGGCTTTCTTGTTTTAGCAGTACCGTAGAACGTGTGAACGTCAACAGATAAAGTCAATAAATCTGGATTATCAGAAACACTGTAGGCAGTAATTAAACCAGCCAAAGTAGTTGCTTTATATCCTAACTCATCAGCAGTAATTGCATAAGAGTTCTCTTCACACTCGTCAGAGTCTAAATCGAAAGAAACAGCCAATTTTTGTACAGTTGTTTCTGTAGCATAAATTTTGAAAGCATCAAAAGTCTCAGCAGAAACTTCATAACCTCTCATAACTGTATCAGTCACGTTGTCTAGGATTCCCCAGATAGCGCCAGCAATATCAACATAGAATACATCTATCTCAGAGCAACCAAACTTTTTCAACTCTCTCAACATGTTGTGAGTAGCTGACTTAGCCCAAAGCTCCATTGCCCACGTTCTCACGTTTCCTACACCGTCAATCTTGTACTTTCTTGTGCTTGGTGCAGTCTCATAAACAGTATCTGTCCTGTCAAAAGAAGAAGATTCAACTCTTGGCATTGGATACAACCTTTCTTGAGGGTCTGTAGCGTTAATTAAATCCTTTATATCCTGCCCTAAAGTGGCAGAAGCAAGGTTGATTGTGTTTCTCGTACCATTCGCTTTGAAACGAGGGAAAAACATTGGAAAGGCTAAAGCCTTTTGTTCAATGACGCAATTAGGGCGTCCCATGTTCCCAAAAGTTGGGTTTTCGCATGAACATATACCTGAACTCATAATTTCTAAATTTTAATTAAAATAAATATTTTTACTATAGACCACTAAATTAGTCATTTTTTCAACACTTGCAAGCTTCCAAATCGTAAACTTCCAACTTGAGCCTTAATTCAACACCACTAAAATCGGTGTCAAGTATCTTCTCAGTATTACCTTTATTGTCTACATACACACCAAATCTAGGGCGTACAATAGTTTTGGGGTTGTTTAATCTTCTGAAATCAAATGACTCGTTAATTATGTCAACAAATTGCTTTTTAAGTGATTCCATTGGTTTAATCGCATAGTCATTGTGATTCTTATTGCTCCACCTTAAAGGGAACCAATCAAGAAAGAAAATCTTGCCATTAAAGACCGCCTCAAAAGCAGAATCTGCATCAAGACCGTCATAGTCATAATTTTCCAGCAACCAGATAAAGGGGGTTTTGTCAAGTGTAGTCTGCTCAAGATTCAAATATTCTTGATTTGTAGTCTGAGGAGTTCCAGCCAAAAACAAAGGCTTTGGCAAAAACAACACAAGACCGTCAAAATCTTCTGTATGTCCTAAGACTTCAAGAGTGATTGATTCATTCTCTATAAATGATAAAACAGTGTATTGATTCCCTGCACCATCCTCCACGATTTTTCCTATAGTAGTATAACTAGTATCGCAAACAGTTAAGATATAAACATTAACCTCGTTAATTATTACCTCGTTGCTTATCTGGTTAACTATGTTCTCTACTATGTTAGAAAAATTACTCATTAAAATGGGTGGTTAAAATCTTGGTGAGCGCCTGCAAATTCTGGGTAGTCATCAGGGTTAACACAAGTCATGTAAAATTGAAGCGTTTGAAACTCGTCAATAGCCTCATTGTACCTACTTGTAATGTCATGCTTGATAGCAGTAACAGCTTCAGAATTTGCGCCCTGAGCCATTTCAGCCCCTGCTGTAGTCATTCTAGTGATTATATCTCTAGTATAAAGATAGTAGACAAAGCCTTTCAGCATTTCCTTTATCCCAGTACTTGTGATTAAGTGAGTTTCTGTCTGTTCATTGAACGGGTCAAAAACTTTCACAAATCTTGGAGCAGTTGGCTCACCAACTACTGGAAGCCCTAAGTCAATAATAAAAAGGTCGTACAGTTCAACGCCAAACAATAGAACAAGGTATTTTGTCTCGGCATCAGTGATATAATCCTGTATACCGCCTGTCTGTTGGTCTGGGTTTAGCGGAATCTTGTACCGTCCCTTTTCAAAGTCTTTGTAAGTTAGTATTGACATGACTCTTTAGTGATTTATTAGTCTTTTTTCTTTTTGTCGAACCAACCTTTTTTCTTGGTTGAGTCTTCTTTCTCTTCGGTATTTTCCTTAGTCTTCTCTTCTGATTTCTCAGCTTTGATTTCCTCAGTCTTTTCCTCGATTTTTTTCTTTGATTCTGCTGGTGTATTGCCTTTGTAAGCAACTGCAACTTTGCTCTCTCTTTTAGGAGCTTCATAATTACCAGTAACTTCAATAACATTTTTCAAAGCTTTCGCTGTTGAAATGTGCATTCCTTCGATTGTATCACCTTTTCTGTAATTACCGAATTTCTCAGCAGTTACTTTTGCATTTACTAAATTTGACATTTTGTACGTTTTAAATGAATAAAAAAAAAGCCCACCACCTTTGGCAGTGGGCTTATTAAAAAATCAACTTCAATTATACCGCGATAGCAGTTTCAATTGTCGCAATGTCATCATAGATAAAAGCCGCCTCGTCAAGTTTCTTAACGAATGAGTGAAACCTTGATTCTCCAACCATTGTGAACTGGTTAGTAATTAATTGGTCATTAATCCATCCAATACGTACAGTATAAGGCACATAGTTCGAAACATTCAATTTACTCATATCAGCAACAAATACTTTGCCAGCTGGTATCTTGTAGAAAGGCATTATTAAAACACCACCTATCACAACTCTATTAAATAAAGAAGCAGAAGGGAACAAAGGCAACCCGTTTGCATCTTTTGCAGATACGAACTGAACAAAGAAGTCAACTGGATTAATCATTGCGATGTTTGCTAAATAAGGCATTTCATCAACAAAGTTATGAGTAGTATAAATATCAGTTATAGCTGCATTTACAACATCCATAATGTTTGGAGTATCAACAGCGTTAGCCATTGCACCAGCAACAAATGTACGAGCAACAACAGTCACACCCAATGGATTTGCACCAACACCATCACCGAACATAATGCCATCCTGACGCTTAAGGTCGTGCTTAGCTCTCAAGTAGTTTGTAGCAATGTTCTGTAAGTTTGGAATATCAGTAACAGCTTCATCAGTTAAAACTTCATGAGCAGCAACTTTCTTAGGCTCAGCATATCTAGTCTCAATTGAGAAGTCAATTTGTGGCTTAGCTCCTTTCTCAAGTACAAAAGCATAATCTCCATCTTTTGGAATTGACTCAGTGTATGGGTATGCAGCAAGATTTGTTTCAATCGTGTTGTATAATCCATTAATCACAACACCTCTCAAATTCACATTTGTTGGCGGTGCAACTTGAACCCCTACCAATTCAGGAATCCCATCTGGGTTACTTGCGTTTGTAGTAGCGATAGAATCAACAGCTTTTGTAGTAAGCTCAATAGCTCCTGTTTTTGTTGCGTGGATTCTCTTAATCTCATCAGCATTGTCAGCAATAAATGCTTTAATCTGACCTTTCTCAGAGTCAGTCAATGGTTTAGATTGACCAAGATTTTCAAGCAACCCTTTAATTGCAAGACCTTGCTCAGCATTCACTTCATTAAGAGCTTTCATTTCTCTCTCAAGCATTGTGCTGATATTTTTCTCCATTTTTTCTAAATCCTCTTTTGAAGTTTTATTTTCAACGTCATCGGTAATGGCTTTGAATGCCGCTTTGTTTGCGTCATTGTTTTCTTTTAGAAGCGCCAATTGCTCCTCTTTTGATTTAGCCTCAAAATCTTCCATTGAGATTCCCTTTTCGACTAAAAATTCTGCTAAAGTTTTAAACATTGTTTTTGTTTTAAATTAATAATAATACTTACTTAACTTTTGAGTGTCTCTCAACGGCTCGGTTTTTTGAGTGTCTTGCAACGGCTCAATATTTTTTGCTTCTACTGTCGGTGTCAATTCGTTTGACCCCTCAAGCACAGCGCTAATTTCAATCAATTTTGCTTCACTTACGGCGTAAAAATAGCCTTTATTTTCGGCTTTCTCCTTATTTCCGATAGAATTTATATATTTTTTCCAGACTTTGTTTTCTTCTGGGTAGTCTTCATCACGTACAGCAAGCTCAATCTTTACATAATACATCCCAACGCTATGCTGGTTGATAGTTCCCTCTTTGTATTCGTCAAAGATGTTCTGGTTTAACTTACTTTTTATAGTAGTGTCCATCATTAATACTGTAGTCGTGCCAGCAATATCAACACCAAGGTCTTTCCAATTAACTTCTTTCTCATACACTTTAGATGGGACACCAACCTTGGCAGCTATCTGATAAACATGGTCATGAAGATGTACAACCTTATCACCTCTTTGTTTGATTGACTGCTTAAAAGTATTACCAACGTGAACGTCATTATGTGAATCCATCCAGTTGTAAGTGTTACCTATAATAGTTCTTTTTATTTCAGTATCAGTATCTTCAGCGTTTGAAGTTGCAAGAGCTTTTGCTATAGAGCTGCCAGAATTACCAGCTCCAATGACTAAGACATTGCTTGAAGGGTCAACCTCCTTAAACTTTGCCTTTTTCATTTCGATAATCTCATTATTTTTCTCAACAAGATTTTTTATAAATTCTTTATCCATGTCTATTTTTTTACAAGTTTGTCGCCTTGTGCTTTGGTCTTGGTTTTCTTTTTGAGCTTTTCAATTTCCTCCTTAGTCAGTTCCTTCATTGCTTTCGTCTTTTGCTGGGTTTGCTTTCCCAAGTTTCTCATCACCGTCCTCGGTTGATGGTAAAAATACTAAATCCCTTGCCTCATTCTCTGTCAGTGTTTCCATTACTCGCTCAGCTGCTTTAGGCGGTAAGTTGTTCAATGCGTTTGCAACTGGCTTAGTTGATGACCTTAGAGCTTCAATGCTCGCGATGTCAACAATAATAGTCTCATTTGTTTTAACATCCTTATTCAAAAACTTAGACAAATCCTCATTCATCTTAGTCATTAATGGTACATAAACATCTTGATACGCTGTTTTATTTGCTTGAGTTACGTTGTCCCTTGTACTTGATTCAAGGTCATTAAATAATACGCTTGGCATTCCATACAATGCACTCAATAATCTAAGGCTCGAAACAATACCCTCAAGCATTTTCAAATCACTTGGACTCATACCAGTCTGGATGTAGCTCAAATCAGTAGTTGAGATTTTCAACTTATTGAACCTGTCAGCACCTCCAACCTCATTATCAAACTCCTTTTGCAACCTCTCTCTTTCTTTTGGAAGCATTGGAGCGTCAGACTTATTTGTTAGTATTCCTATAATACCTCTATTTTTAAAGATAGAAGCCTCAGCTGTAAATTTCTCTTTTGAAGATTGTACAATTATCCAACCAGCTTGAAGAGGTGAAAGACCCCACTCAAAACCGTTTTCAGTTACTAAGCTATTTGAAAACTTCACATGTAAAACCTCATCAGCTGGTACATTTTTTACAATAGTGCCGTTGCTAGTATAGTCATATGATGTTACAATTTTACCATTCATTTGAGGTGTCACCCCTGCTGACTTCCATACCTCAAGAGTCTGACCAGCTCCAATACCTTTGACCTTTCTGACAAACCAGTTACCAGTTGCACAAATTTCCTCACATGACTCCTCGTAAAACTGTGAGCGTGTCATATTTGGCATGTTGTCAAGGAAACTTAAGAGTTGACTCTTTTCAATTGCCTCACCGTTTTCATCTTCAGCAATCAATCCAAGAGTTGAGGACTGTAGGGCTATCTTATGAATTATCATATAAACCAAAGGATGGTTTGAATACGCTCCTGCATAAAGCCCTATGTTTCTTGAGGTATTCCCCCAAGCAAGAAAGTCTTGGAGTATCTGAATGTAGTTGCCAGAGACTGGGCTTGATGTTCCGTAACTGCTGGGATTGATTACGTCTGTGACTGTTTTGATTACTCTTTGCCCTAAGTTCATACTTAATATAAATTTGCTGCATACCTTATGGCATCCAGAGCGTGATTGTCTTTATCTACTACATGAGTAATCCTCTCCCCTTTGGCGTTGGTGACTTCCAGCTTATGGTAGTGCCTCAACTCGTCTTGAATTTCGTGACTATCTACATGTACGTAGAGGTCAAAGTTACAAACTTTTTTGATACCTGAAAGGATTGAGCCAGCTCCTTTTTTTGCGCCGAGTACTGGTAGACCATATTTTTGCATTTCTGCAATCGACTTAGGCTCACTGCTGTCAGCAATGATATAGGTGTCTTCAAGGTTTTTACCCATTACACTTTTTATCATTTCAGCAAGGTCAGAATTTAACAGTCCAGTTTTATAAATATGACATTTAACATATAACTCATTAGGCTCAGATTCTCCTTTTGTATATTTAATCAGTATTTCAACAAATGCAGCTGGGTCATTACTAAACCCCCAATCAAGACCATAAAGGCGAATATCATTGCTGGTCTCTTCTGGGAAATCCTCAAAGGTGTCCCAATCTTCATAGACGAGACCCTCAGCAGATTCAAGCCAGCCACCTAGCACCGTATACTTATAATATTTCCATTGCTTAATGAGTTTTTTGGGTTGCTTTGTTCTTTCAAAGTTTTCCATTGGCTCAAGTAATTCATAAGCCATGCGAGCCGCCTCATATTTTGCAAAGTTTTTCGGGGCAATGTGCTCCTGAGCGACATCAAGATAAGTGGTGTGAATGTACAAAACATTTCCTTTCACTCCATTGAATCCAGCTTTTACACCTCTGTCAGCAAAAAACTCCTCATAAATCCAGTGCTTCCTTGTAGTTGGGTTGAGTACTAATATTGAAAGAGCCTGCACATCTGTAGCACGAATGGAAAGCTGTATTTTATCCCATACCTCAAAAGTTGGCAGCTCCTCAGCTTCCTCAACTATGAAGATTGAAAAGTCTTTTAATGACTTCAGGTTTGCCGTCTGAGTCCCTGAGCCTGTCTTTATTCCCTTGAAGACAATCTTGCCAGTGTTGACAGTTGAGTTGAGCCTATCTTTATTGATTCTAAAGTACCTATCATAATTGAGTATTTTGACTTTCTCAAGCATGTCAGGAATAACTGAGTCAGCTGCACTGGTTAAAGTGTAGCGAGTATATAAAACCCTATGATTAAAATTAATAACGCCATGACCCAGAGCGAGTGACGTGGTGAAGGATTTGGCTGAATCCCTACCCCCTGTGATAATAATAGTGTCAACATCTAAATGACCAGCAATGGCTTTGAATAAGTCTTGATATTTCTTGCTTACGTTCAATCTGTTTCTGGCTTTGCTTCTGGTTTATCTTCTGGCTCACTAAAATTAATCTCAACCTTTTGAACTTCACCACCATGCTCGATAGTACTCTTATCCTCCCAGCCAAAGTTTTTCAATGCAAAGATTGCGCCAGCAGAACCTTTCTCGTATAGCATAGCTTCATAAGAAGATTCAATTGCTAACCTCGCACGCTCAGCAGCTTCTTTGAAATCCTTTCTCTTCAGATAGTTGTAATATGTTTGTTTTGAACTCAAACCTATACTCAACATCATGCCTGTGATAGTCGGCTTGATTTTAAACATCTGCCCAGTAATCTTATAAGCTTCCTCATCATTTGTAATGTCATCGAAATACTCAATAATATTTTTCTCAAACAACTCAGCACCCTCTTTGGTTTCATCGTAAAAAAAAGGTCTTCCTACTCTTCTCCTCATTGGGTTGTTTGGGTTCTCTTCCTTATCTTCTTTCATGTCAAAATAGTTTTATCAAAAAGTAAATAGCAAAAAATAATGCTATCCTAATAATCTCGTCAGTTCTTAATTGTTGGTTTGGGTTTATCCTTGTGGTATTTGCCCAAGGCGTAAAAATTGATATAATCACATTGCTGCTGTAACGTATTAATATTAGAATAGTTGCAATGAATAGCGCTGTAATTACGTCAAGTATTTTTTTCATGATGTTGCTTTTTACCAGCAAAGCCAGAAACCTTGTGAGCTTCTGGCGTTTGCGTTTCCTCGAATTCGTCAAAACCAAGGCTAGGCTTTTTTAAGTTTTTCCTCTTCTTTTTTCTTTTTGGCAGCTTCAGCATCTTCATCACGAACCTTCTGTCTTCCTTTCTCAAGAATTTCCTCCTGTATTCTTTCAACTTCAGCCTGACCTTGTACTTGCATTTCTGCAAGAATATCACCCACTTGATTGTGAGGGTGCTCGGCTAATAATTTTGCAGCTCTCTCAATCTGCTCGGCTGTCAATTCAATTTTTAATTTTGGTACATCCATGATTTATCTTTTTAAGTTTCCACGAATGTACAATATTTTTTTTAACTCAATGGATATAAGCAAAAAAAAACCCTCATACTATGTACAAAGGATTTTTCATTTTGCTAATGTAGTAAAAATTATTTAATGAGGAAATCTGGCATCATGAAAATGATTGTGATGACTGAGAATCTTCTCACCTTCAGGAAGCACAAAGTCAGCGCCTCTCATTTCTGAGTTAATAATAAAAGGCTTTTTCTTTAACTTCTTAAAGGCTTTCATTTTTATCATAACAGACCTCAAATCGTGCATTATCTCACGAGCCATCGCTTGCCTCTTGTTTCTCTTGCTCTGATATTGTTGTCTTCTCGGCTGTACCATTATGCTTCAGTTGATAAATCTTCTACGTAAGAAGGTTCTTGAATTACTTCAATTTTCAAAACCATATCTGGCTCAATCATATTGTTTTGAATGTCATGAAAAATATTATTCATTCCGAAAATGTCAATAATTTTAGCCTGTGTTTCTGTACCTATTCCAGTCAGAAACGTGATTTTAATTTTCTTTTTCATCTTCTATTCGCCTTTAATTATGTGAAACATTCTAGCTGCCAAGAATCCAGCAACACTATTCTCAAGTGATACTTTCCCAACATCTGAGTTGAGGTTGACAGCTCCATCGCCTGCATCTGTAATGACATAGACGACCTTGACCCCTTTGTTGTTTGTGATTTCAACAGTTGTCTGTTCTGGCAGCTCATCAACTTTGACGGCTGCTTTCTTTTTTGATTTTAATTTTTTTAGTGCCATTTTATTTTTTATTAGTAACAGTAAATTCTTTTAAAACCATTTTAATAGATATATCGTCATACTCTTCAGCTTGATAGATGTAAGTATTTAACAACTCTCTTCCGCTTCCTCTAGCAATATCAAATAATTCGATACTTATTGATTCCCCAACTTTAATATTTAAGTCTTTTACAAATAGTAACTCATCCCTCATCGAATGATACGGGCTACTAGGGTTGCAATCATTTCTGTCTAAGTCAAGCTGATTAGTCAGGTTTTCTTTCAAGAATGAAAGTACACTCCCATCTTTTACATTTAATTTAAAATTTTTCATAATGTTTTTACGTTTTTAATTTCAACAAACCTACAATAAATATTTTAACTATACAAATATATTTTAAACTTTCTATAAAAAACTTTTAAGAATCTTCTTGAGAGCATTTTTCTTATTGATTGCCACTGCATTCAGTGCCCTCCTCTTTATACTCCTCCATTGCTGCAAGAATCTTCTCTTTTAATTTCCTTCTCTTTGCCGTGTCGAGAAATTCATCTCGAAGCTCAATGGCGTGCTTGTCTAGTATTTCAGCTGCTTTGCTCATCTTCTTTCTCTTTTTTTAATATCTCAAGAATTATTTCATGAGTTTTTATACTGCTTGATAGGTCATCATTTGTAACTGAGTTTATTGCTGTTAATACTCTTATCGTATTTTTTACGTCTGCAATGGCGTTAAGTATCTGTTCAATCTTAGTGAAACCGTACTTCTCATCTATCAGTCTATTTGCTTCCGATATTATTATCTCTTCTTCTGAATTTACCATATTACTTCTGATTATCTACATAAATTATTATCTTATTCCCATGCTCACAGATAACATCTGTCTCAGGAATATCTTCAAAAGTTTTGTACTCATGCACACAGCTGCAATCTACCCTTTTCAATGAGAGTACTGTCTTGTAAGATTGACCTTTCTTGAGCTGTCTATTCATGAAATCGACTAACTGTTTTTTATTGTTAGCCATTACAGAAATGTCGCTCTCTACTGTCTTGAGCTTTTTAGTTTTTACTTTGGTTCGGTTTTTCATGCTACCGAGTACCTGACCATTTCTAGCCTTGGGGTTTAGTTTTCTTTCTTTTCCTTTTGCCATTGCTTAAAATTTTATAATTTCAGTTTCTCCTGTTCTGAATATCAACTTTACCTTTGTAGTGCTTAGGTCATCCAGAAAAGAGTTTATTCTTTTTTCAGTCAACAATACTGGAACAGTCCAAGCACCCTCTTCGCTGTCACAGTATTGAATTTGAAACTTTGTAACACCGTTGACGTGTGATAACAGCTCTTTCATTACCTCAATTTTTTAGTTAATTCCTTTTTAATTATTTTACCATTCGTCTCATCTATTTCTAGGGTGAAGCCATTTGAAGTGTCAAATTGCCAGTCAATGAATTGTTGAGCGTATTCATAGCCCTCAAGATTGAAAATATCATAAGTGTTCGCCTGAATAAAATACCTAAACAATCTTTGCTGAGTCTCCCAACCTACGAACCCGTACTCTATCTCAAGCAGCTCAGCAATGCTTAAGCCTATCCCTAGAGGACGTTTACCGTTATTTCGCTCCATGAGGTCAAGCGCACTAAAAAAAGCCTTGTAATCGCCTCTAATGAGGTACACAACAAACCCGTTGTCAATCATGAGGTCAATTTGTTTCTCTTGAACCTTCGACAATTTACCCCCTTTATCCTTTTTCATTTCGATGTATGAAGTCACGCCACCAGATAGAAACGCCATGTCTGGCACACCAGCAAGCAGACCCTCAACAAGATACTTGTTTGCTTCTGCTCTGGATTTATATGAGCCGTTAGGAATGGCAAAGAGCCTGCCTCTCAATTCAGGATAGTTCTGATTTATTTCGAGGTAGCAGTTCTTTTGAAATTCATGCTCTGTTCTGTGAGTTGTTTTCATGGTGTTTGAATTTTTGGTTTCCTAGCCTCAAGCATTGCATCAGCAATCTCATAGCATCGGTTAGCAAAAAATTTAGCACCTGCTAACGGTGTGCTGTCAGATAATAAAGCCTTCATAGCTTCAAGAGCTAGGTTGTCTCTCATTTCATATTCTGTATTCTGCGTTGTTTTTGAGCCAAAGCCAAATTTATTATTGTAGGCTAGGTCATTAAACCAGAAATTAGATTTTTCTTTAATCTCCTCGATTGGTTTTTCTATTGGTTGTGGTTCTTTTCCATTAGCAATGTCACTCCAATAATTATATCCTTGATTTGAGGTAGTCCAGTCAAAGGCGTTCAAGATAAATGTCATGAAGTTATCGCTAAAATTAAGCTCAAGGTAATCAACAACACTCCTGTCGTTGTCGTCAACAAAGTTTTCTTTGAACTGTTCCAGTTGTTCTGGCGTGAGCTGCTTAGCCCATTCTGAATTTTTTTTCATGATTATGTTTTTGTTTCTCCAAAGGTAAAACACTTTTTTAATTATCCAAATATATTTTTAACTTTTTTTAATATTTCTTTTGCTCTATACAATAAAAATCTCTCCCACGCAAGTATTGAGTCCATTAATTTGATAAAAACCAAAGTGCAACCCGTAACCCCCATGAATCCTAGAAAGTGCAAAAGTGCAAATTGAAAGTGCAAGCCTTTTCGCTCTACAACCCCCGTAAACGTTGGAAAGTGCAAAAGTGCAAGGTTTTTCTGGGTATTTTTATTTATATCTCTATTCTCTATAGTGTAAAAATTTTTATATATATATTAATAATATTATTTCTATAGGAAAGTGCATGCACTTTTGCACTATTAAGCATTGGTGGGGGCTAAGGTATCAAAAACCCCTTGCACTTTGCTTGCACTTTGCTTGCACTTTGGGTCAAAAAGGGGGTAAAATTGCATATATTTTAAATTGTGGAGTTAAAACGTAATCGCTTTACGTCTTTACTGTATGGGTAAAAAAATAGCCCACTGGTTAAAGTGAGCTAGTTGGTTGAGAGGGTGTCTGTGACAATTCTGTGACAAAACTTTTTATAAAATCACCTCAAAACAGCTTTAAATTCATATTCGTTGTGAAATTCATCATTATAAAAAACAGTTATTTTTTCATAACGTGAACCATGATGGCCATTTTCTTGGTAAAATTCAACCTGAATCGAACGTGTAATTATATTTTATTCCTTTTAAAAGAAAGTAATTTGTTTCTTTCATAGTTCTTTAGTCTTTTATTTGTTTAACTCCATTTATTGAGTGTATAATTAATGTCTTTTTAAAGCATTGAGTCAGTTTCTTCTAAATTTGACAAACTCAATACCCGAATAAGCAAAGAATGATATTCGTCTCTCTCTTTCTTGCTTTCCTCTAGTTGTTTATGTAAAGATTCATTTGCTATTTCCATAACATCATATTCAATACTTGACTGTATTAACTTTTCTTTCAACCCTTCAACTTCTTTTATTAAAGCTTTGTTTTGTTGGTCTATCAAATCATTAATATCATTAAATGCAGGAACGTTTAAATAACCGTACCTAATTGATAAAATGTCATTTAACTTTTTATTTTTTTTCTCTTTCGTCATAGTCTTTTCTTTTAGTTCTGTTTATCTTTTTACTAACGATTTTATACTTTGAATCTTTTTATCAAATTCATTAAGTTTAAGTTTGTAATCAAATGGCTTCATCGAGTCTCCAATATATTTTTTAACGTACTCTTCACGTTGTCTTTTTAATTCTATTAATTCATTCATAATATCAACTTTTAATTGTATTGTGTGAATAATTTTTTGCTTCAATATCTACAATGAATTTATCAGGCTTAAAATTACTTCTAAGTGCGTGATTAGATTTGCATCTATAGAACCCTTTATCAAATCCAACACTAAAAGCTTCTGTAGTCAACTCTTTTAACTGCTCTGCAATAATATTTCTCCTAGAGTCTTCATCTGTACAAAGATTTGCAACATTCATTATTTTATCTAAAATTGTAAGTTCTTTACTCATTATTCGAATATTTTTAGTTCTGTACTTTTTAACATAGTCTTTTATTTTAGCTCTGTTTGTTCATCTAAAATTAAAAAGTTGTCTAACAGTTTGTAAATTTCATTGAAACGAAAATTTACATTTGTGTTAGCTACAATTCGTTATCTGTAAAGTCTTCTACGTTTTGTAATATTTGCAAAAGTCTTTCAGGTGTTAAAGTATAGCCGTCAATCATCTCATTTGTTCCATGCTTACCACAGTCTTTTTCAAATTCAATTTGAATATTACCGTTTAATGTTTTTCCAACATTTACTTTAAGCGTTTGTAATTCTTTTGGTTTGTATAATAAACTCATTTTATATTTTTTTAATAGTTAATAACTGTAGCTAACACCATGT